AGTGGATTATCATACTTAGGGTTAGATATTGATAATCGTGCTTTATATAGATCTTCTTATAGTATACCGTTCAAACACTTTGGAGTATTTTAAAAATGGCACATATTTCGACTATTGGCGCTGGTCTGTATTCAGATCTTTCAGTTTGTGTTGACACATCTGAAGCAAACGCAGCATTTGCATCACCTACGGAAGCAAATTTTAAGCTTTGTTTTGCTGCTGAGCTAAATAATGGCGCTACCCCTACAGCATCTACTGGTGAATTTATTCGTATTAAAAACGTAAGGGAATTCCCTGCAATGGGAACGCCTCCGAATATTGTAAACGTTCCGGTATATGGTCAAAAGACTTCTCAGCAAATTCAGGGTCAAGCTGACTCTCCTTCAATGGAGATTACAGTAAACTATATAGGTACTGATTGGCAAAAGACAGCAAACTATCTGGGAAATATGATTGGCGATGGTGTAAGAAGAGTTTTCAGATTTTCTCTGTTAAACAATTCACCGGCAAGCTATGCTTCTAGTGTTGGAGGATTGGGTACAGTTGAAAACAGCCAATACTTCTGGTTTGGTAAGTTTGAGGCTTTACTTGTAAATCCGCAGTTAACGGATGCTAATACAGCCACTGTTACAATCACTGTTCAATCTGATTTCTATGGTGCTTTCACTGTTTAATTAAAATAAAGGGTGTTTTGGTAGACTTAATTGTATGCACCAACATACAGCCCTTTTTATTGGATAGAATAATATGGAAAATAAACCATTTAGTATGGGCTATGTTTTACGTACAACCGCAAAACATATGAGAAAAAGTATTGATATCAGTATTAGAAAAACTTTTGAGAGAGTTGGTGAATTTGCAGATGATCAACAAAAATCTCAAGAAATTTTTCAAACACTATCTTTCTTACATACAATGAGGAAGCAATTAGATGACTTCCAATCTAAACATTCCGACGATTTCAAAGGGGAATAAAATGGCCGTATCTGGCATACAAGCACTTGTTGGTCGTAAAATGACTAAAAGCGTTAAGTTTATGAGTGAAGATGTAAAAATCTGTAAACTTAGTGTTTCTGAAGTTATGGAAATCCAAGACAAGGCAAAAAATATTACAACAGATGATTCTGAAGGTTTTAATCTTCTTAAACATGTAATCAAGTTATCTGTTGAAGGCGCTTCAGAAATTTCTGATCAAGACTTTGATAATTTTCCAATGGATGAATTATCAAAACTTTCTAATGAAATTATGAAATTTTCTGGTATTGCTCCCCAAGGTGAAGCGGGAAAATAAAATTGTCTGATGAAGAGTTTGTTCTATACGAACTAGCTTTTCATTTAGGCAAAACAGCATATGAATTACAAAATGAAATGACTTATGATGAATTCTTAAAATGGATTGATTATTTTGATAGAAGACCTTTTGGTTGGCGTGAGGATTTAAGATTTGCAATGATAATGCAAATAGCAGGTGATAAACGTAAACCAGACCAAATCTATCCTTCACTTGCTGCAATTTTTAAACCTATTGAAAGAGAAGAAAATCCTTTAAAGGGTATTAAAGGTTCTAAAATGTTTGCTGGAATGTTAAGTGCAAAAGGTGGTCATAAATTAGATATATTAAAGGATTTATAATGCCATTAAAAATATCTTTGATAAACATTAAAGAAGAATTTGAGAAATTAAAAGGAAATAGAGCTAAATTAACAAAAGAAGAATCCAAAAAAGCAGTAAAAAATATGATAGGAGATCTTAGAGCTAAAACACCTGTAGATACAGGTCTTGCAAGAGATTCTTGGAAGTCTGAAGAATCCTTAACTGGAATTGATATTAAAAATACAACTGAGTATATTCAATATTTAAACCAAGGAAGTTCTACTCAAGCTCCTGCATATTTTATAGAAAGTGTTGCACTTAGATACGGTGATCCCGTAGGCAAAATTGTTGATGTTGAATAATATACCCAGGATTCTATAATGGATCCTGGGTATAAAATTGAGGAAAGAGAATCATGGCGATTGTACTAAAGACAGTCTCTGATTCAAAACAAGCGCAAGATGATCTTGCAAAGCTTAGAAAATCAGTAGACGGCATAAAAACAAGCACAGAGAATGTTTCAAACTCTTTTAGTAAATTTGCAAAGATAGCTACCTTAGGTTTAGTTGGTTTGCAAGCCTTTAAGGCATTTACTAATCTTTCAGATAGAGCAACTGTTTTAGAAAACAAATTAAAGATTGTTTATAGTGCTCAAGGAGATTTTAATAAAGCTTTAAAAGAAACACAAAGCATAGCTATTAGAACAAGATCTAGCTTAGAAGCAGTAACAAACTTATATTCTAAGACAGCCCAAAATGCTAAGACATTGGGTGCTTCTCAACAAGATGTTGCTAGGTTTACCGAAATCGTAGCAAAAGCTGTAAAATCTACAAGTTCTGGTATTGCTCAAGATTCAGCTGCAATTATGCAGTTAGGACAAGCACTAGGATCAGGTGTACTTGCAGGTGACGAGTTAAAATCAATTTTAGAAAACTCAAGTGGACTTGCAAAAGCAATTGCTGATGGTTTAGGTGTAGGCGTTGGAAAGCTTAAAGAAATGGGGGCTGCAGGTGAAATATCTGGAGTTCGCATGTTTAAAGGGCTTCTTAATCAAGAAAAATTAGTTTTTGATAGATTTGGTAAATTAAGTGCAACTTATTCAGAAGCCTTTGAAAACTTAGGCAATTCTATATTTATTTTATTTGATAAAGTCAACAAATCTATTTCAAATTCTAGAGGTGGTTTTGCTAGTTATATTAACGATATAGCTATTGGAATTTATAAATTTGCAGAGACATTTGATTTAAAATTATTAATACTTAAAAATAAAATAGTATTATTTGTAATTGAAAGTATTAGTGCATTTAAAGAATTAGGTAAAACATTAAATGATTTTGGAATTGCTTTCTCTGAAAAAACAGGGATTGATCTAACTGGATGGACAGCTGCAATTGTTGCAATTGGAGTATTGTTAACTGATTTAGTTGTTATTGGAGCAAATGCAGCAAAAGAGTTAGGTGTAAAATTTGTTCAAAACTTTAAAGAAATTTTTAAAAATGTAAATTTTGATAGTTCATTAATTGATAAATTAAAAGCTATTATTAAAAATGTAAAGCAATTCTTTGAAAAAAGTTTTAAACAAATTGTAAGTAAATTACCAACAATAAATATTGAAAATTTATTTGTAGGTTTTGAAAAAGTAAAAAGATATATTTTAGATTGGTGTACTAAAATTGGACAATATTTTTACAAATTATATGATGATGTAATTGGTAATTCTTATATTCCAGATTTAGTTGAAGGAGTGATTGTTTGGTTTAAAAAACTTTTAGGGGCTCCTGTAAATATTATTAAAACATTTATAAAAATAGTTGGTGGAGCTTTTGCATCTTTAAATATTTCTAAAATTTTTAGGATTGATTCGTTATTTAGCTTTATTAAAACTTTAGGAGTTGTTGCTGTTGTTGTAACAGGTATTGTTGCATTATTTAATAAACTAAATCTTGAAAATTCTTCATTTATAAAATCTTTAAAGCAAAGTAATATTTATAAAAAGGTCTCAACAAAATTAACCTCACCTGGAAAAGTTAAAGATACTTTTGAGACAATTACAGATAATTTTGATAAAATAAAAACTATTTTTGAAAACTTTACAGATAAATTATCTAATATTTTTGAAAGAATTAAAACTTATTTTCAAGGTAAATATGATGCATTTAAAGAAAAAATACAAGTAAAATTAGATGAAAAATATGGTACTACAACTTTATTAAGAACTTTAAAACAGGTATTTGGAGTACAAGACAAAGTTCCTGGAACTATCTTCGGAGAAACAATAAATACTGCTGCTAATGTAGGAAGGCCTGGAATGGCATCAGGCCTTCCTGGTGAAAATATAATAAATGCTTTTCCAAGAGATAAGAGAGTTCCTGCAATTGCAACATTAGTTGCAAGTATTACAGGATTACTGTTTTTATTTTTTGATGGAACTTTAAGAAATGTTCTTATTAGCATATTTACATCAGCTGCTCTTTTGTTTACAGCAAAGATTATAGATGAAGATACTCTTCGTGATTTCTTTTTAAATCTTGCTGATACTTTTCTTAGAATTATTTCAAATGGATTATTTTCAATACTTGGTGGTAGTATTAGAAGAAGAGAAGAGACATTAAAATTAACTAATTTAGATGTAAATAATCAGGCTAATCAAAACATTCAATTAGCGCCTATTCCGCCTGTCTCACTAATGCGCCCCTCTCTGCAACCACAAGCATTTCAAACTAATTTTGAGTGGACTCCTCAAAACAATCAAAATATTTCAAATATAGAAAAGTTTCGAGAAAAGTTTACAGAATTAACATCAAAGTTAAAAGAGTTTTTTGTAACAAATAAAGATAAATTAGCTAAAGGATTAAATAGTGTACAGCTATCATTAACAGATTTTCTTGAATCTTTTAAAAAAGGTGTAGATAAAACAAGTCAATTATTGAGTAAAGTTGATTTATCAAAAGTTGCTGTATTAGATAAACCTTTAGATTTTCTTTCTTTAGCAGCAAAAACAAGTTTATTATTCCCACAAGGAAGAGAATTTGCAGGAAACGTTGCAATAGGTGCAGCAACAGCACCTAATAAAATTGTTGGCACAATTGCTAAAACAATTGAAAGAAGTTTTGTTAAATCAAAAATATCTAGATTGAATGAAAATTTAAAATCAATTCCAGGTACTCTTACAACTGCAAATACAAACAATCAAAAAGCATTTAGAACAACTATTGCCGCTATTGCAAGATTAAGAGATACATCTGGTAATAGAATTGGTAGTGCAACTGCTAGACAAATTATAGAAATAGGCCGTGTTTCTTCCCGAGGCACTGTATCTAGAGTAGATCCAAGATTTACTTCTACAAATCCTTTATTTGCTAACTTACTTAGAACAGCTCAAGCAGCAGCTACAGCTGCTAATAAAAGTCAAACAAATTTAAATAAGGCTACTGAAAAGGAAGGTAAAACAAGAGATGTTTTAGCTAAAGCAACTTCTTCAAAGAGAACTCTTGATAAAAGTATTGGTGATACAAGTAGTGCATTTACTTCAGGTGTTATTGACAGCTTAGCAGGAATAGGTGGCTTTGTAGGCGCTGCTGCTGGTATTGAAATTGGTAACCAAATTGCTAATGCAATGGGTGATGCTGCTCCTGCTTGGCAGAAAATAGGTGTTAGAATTGCTTCGGTAATTGCAGGTCAATCAGCAGGTGCTGCTATCGGTACAGCAGCAGGCTATGGTATCATTGCTGCTTTAGGGTTAATTAAAGCTGCAGTAGTTGGTGTTTTTGCTGCCTTATTTACGACAATACCTGGTATTGTATTATTAGCAGTTGGTGCAGCTGCTTTAGCATTATTTACTTATTGGGAAAAATTACCTGAAAGTTGGCGGACAAGTATTGAAGAATTTGGCGGTAAAATTAAAGAAGGTTACGACTATATTAGGGAAAATGCTCCCGCATGGATCGAAACAACAGTAGGTTGGATCAGTACTGCAGTAGATGCTCTTACACAAACTGTTACTAAATTTATAGAATTTGGAGACAAACTATTAAATGCTTTTTCTAAAATTGGAGATATGATTCTTAACTTTTTAGAATATCTAGGTATTGTTACATATAAACCCGAACGAGAATCACTTATTCAAGATGCTGCAACTAATTTTAAAGTAAAACCAGATATTGAAACTGCAAATCAATATGGTAAAGTTCTTAGACAAAATCAAGTAAGTCGAGATGAGTTTGAAAAAATAGTAGCTACAGTAGCTACAAGGCCTGAAATAAATGCACTTAGGAGAGGCTATGACAATCCTGGATTAAGTGAAGCTGAAAAGAAATATAACAAAGAACTTTATAAAACTTTTGTAGAAGGAGCAGGTTGGACAGCAGATAAAATAGTGGAGGGTGGAAAAGGTCTTGGTGATAGTTTTATTAAGACTATTGGAGAACCCTTTAAGAATTTAGTACAAGGCGCTATTTATAACGCATTTAATAGTCTTAATTACTCTGATTCTTCTCAAAAGCCAACCATATCAGGGTCAGCTCGTTTAAGTACAGATATTCCTACATATCCAGTAGAAAAAGCAACTGGAGGATGGATCAGTGGACCTGGTGGCCCTAAAGATGATAAAATACCTGCTTTACTATCTAATGGTGAATTTGTTGTTAATGCTAAGTCGGCAGGAAAAAACAGAGATTTACTACACGCTATAAATAGTGGAAATGTTCCAAAATTCGCTGAAGGTGGTAGCATTAATTCTGAAAAATTAAAAAATGTTAAGGAAAACTTAGAAATAAAAAATAAAGATTCTGATTTAATTGAAATTATTACACAAGCTACTGCTAATTCAATTGAAAAGGGTAAAGTAGATTTTTTAAATGCTTCAGGTTTTCCATTAGATTTTGATACTACAAGTAAAAGTAGTATAGACGCTTACTTTACATTTTTAAAAGACAATCCTAAAGATTTAGATAGTGCTTTATTTTATCCTTATATTTATGGTAAATCTCTTAAGTTAGCAAAAACCGCAGATCAAGCATCACATATTGCTGCTGTATATAATCATGAAATAGGGCATGCTATGGATTTTGCTGATCTTATCAGAAAAAACTTTTTTGGAAAATATAAATTAAATGATGTTTTAACCGAAAATAATATAGAAGATATTGATAATGTTTTAGGGGCAAAAGATAACATATTACTATCAGAAACTTTTGCAAA